AATACCGCGCGCCCCGCTGGAGCGCCGACATCCTGCTCGGCCCGCGCCCCTGCCCGCGCACCAGCGCCAAACCCCCACCCATCGACCTCAAGCGCCTGGCCGCGCACGACCTGGACGACTGAGCCACCGCCCCACCACCACCATGCCCAAACCACGCACCCCCAAAGTCCACACCCTCGCCAGCCTCACGGCCCTGTGCGCCGACGAAGGCGACTGCCTCATCTGGCCCGGCGTCGGGCCGCAGCGCAAGAAAGTCACGCGCCCCACGATCCGCCACGCCGGCGTGCGCCAAAGCGTGCGCCGCCTGTTTGCCGCGCTGCGCGGCGACCCCCGTGCGCTGGCCGAGCAATCCGGCGCCGCCGACCCGGGCCACTGGTCATCCACCTGCGGTGATCGGCATTGCATGGCCGAAGCCCACACCGTGCGCCGCAGCCCGGGCCAGCACCTGCAGGCCGCGCGCACCTGGGCCAACGTCGGCGCCACCAACCAGGTGCGCATCGCCAAGATCGCGCGCACCCAGCGTGGCCGCGTGGGCAAGCTCACCGACGCGCAGATCGCCGCCATCCTGGCCAGCCCGCTGGGCATCCAGAAAGAAGCCAAGGTCCACGGCGTAAGCCCCGCGCTGATCGCCCGCATGCGCCGGCGCAACCCCGCCCGCACCGCCGGCACCGTCTGGGCCGGCCTGGGCAGCCGTGCCCAAGCGTGAGGCCGCTCCACATACCCCCCCCACACAAGACACCATGCAAACCAACCCCATCCCCGCCGACCCCGCCGTGCTCGAGCGCAGCATCGACCCGGCCCCCTACGCCCGCAGCGCCCTCACCGGCAGCGGCCTCACCCGCATCCAGCAGCAGGTGCTGGACTACGTGCGCATCTTCGTCGTGATGAACGACCAGCTCCCGCCCGCGGCCACCATTGCCCACGCCTTCGGCTGGGCCAGCGCCAACTCGGCACACGAGCACCTGGTCAAGCTGGAGGCCGCTGGCCACCTGGCCCGCAACGAGCTGGGCAACATCATGCTGGCCATCCCAAGCCGTCACCACGCCGCGCCCATGCAGCTGCGCGCCCTGCAGCGCCTGGCCGAAGACCTGCTGAACCCCGAAGATCTGGGCCACGCCGCCACCGCCGAGATCCGCGACCGCGCCCGCATCGCGCTGGGCCTGCGCGCCGCAGAGTTCAAGCCCCTGATCGCCACGCACGGAGCACACGCATGACCACCCCCACCTACACCGACCCCACCGACCGCAAGCTGCCCCACCCGGGGGAGATCATCGCGCCCGGCTGCGGCGACCCCCGCCTACTAACCCGCAGCCCGGTGCGCGGCCTAGCCAGCGCCGCCGATCTGGCCCCACCCGCCCAGCGCCCCGGCGCGCAAGACGCCCTCGCCCACCCCAGCCGCATCGGCGACCGTCTGCACTACCGCGACGGGCGCGTGACGGATCTGCGGGGAAATCCAATATGAGCTACGACGCCTACATCAACCGCAAACTGTCGCGCATTCCTCCGACAGGAATACCCCATGGTTTTGCAATGCCTGATCATGGCCTGTTTGACCACCAGCGCGCACTGGTGTCGTGGGCGTGCAAGCGCGGGCGCGCGGCCATCTTTGCAGACACCGGGCTTGGAAAGTCTCGGATGCAACTTGCATGGGCTGATGCCGTTCGCCTGCATACGGGCCTGCCCGTGCTGATTCTCGCGCCGCTTGCGGTCGCCCCTCAAACCGTTGATGAGGGCGCCAGCATTGGGGTTGCCGTGCAGCATTGCCGAGATGGCAGCGACTATGACCCAGCAGAAGGCGCAGGGATCATCATCACGAACTATGACCGCCTGCACCGATTCGATCCGTCTATTTTTGGCGCTGTCGTGCTGGATGAATCGAGCTGCATCAAGCATCACGACGCAAAGACACTACGCACGCTGCTAACAGCATTCCGTGATACGCCGTTCAAACTGTGCGCCACGGCCACGCCGGCCCCGAACGATTGGACCGAGCTGGGAACACACGCCGAATTCCTCGGGATCTGCACACGTGCTGAAATGCTGGCTGAATACTTCACGCACGATGGTGGAGACACCAGCGTCTGGAGGCTGAAAGGCCATGCGCGGCATATCTTCTGGCGATGGGTAAGCCAATGGGGATCGATGGTTAGAAAACCGTCAGACCTTGGGTTTGATGACTCAGCTTACGCGCTGCCGCCGCTGCACTTGCACGAGCACACCGTCGAGACTGAAATGCCTCTCAACGGCATGCTGTTCGCAGCCGAAGCGCAAACACTCAGCGAACGTCGAGACGCACGGCGCCGGTCAACTGAAGACCGCGTGCGCGATTGCGCTGCCATCATCAACGCCGATGCTGGCGAGTCGTGGGTCGTGTGGTGCGACTTGAATGCCGAAGGCGACGCGCTCACCAGGGCCATCAATGGCGCCGTGCAAATTGCAGGCGCCGATTCCACAGAAGTGAAAGAAAAGCGGCTGGCTGACTTTGCAGCGGGCAAATTCCGTGTGCTTGTTAGCAAGCCCAGCATCTGCGGGTTTGGCCTGAACTGGCAACACGCCGCACGAATGGCATTTGTAGGCGTGACAGACAGCTTTGAGGCGTATTACCAAGCCGTGCGCCGATGCTGGCGATTTGGCCAGACGCGGGACGTTCATGTCCACATTTTTGCATCTAGCAGCGAAGGTGCTGTGGTTGCAAACCTCAAGCGAAAAGAGCGCGACGCAACCGCCATGGCTGAAAGCCTAAGCCAGGAAACCCGCGATGCGGTGATGCAAGAAGTCACCGGCATCACGCGCATGACAAACACCCATAACGCCGTGCAGCGCGTCGCTGTCCCGGCATTTCTCAAGGAGTCAGCATGAACTGCATCAATCAAGTGATTACGGACAAATACGCGGCCTATCACGGTGACTGCGTGGAAGTATTGAAGGGCCTGCCTGACGCAAGCATTGGCTATTCAATCTTTTCGCCGCCGTTCGCAAGCCTCTATACCTATAGCAACAGTCCGCGCGACATGGGAAACGTCCGCGACGACGATGAGTTCTTCGCGCATTTCGACTTCTTGATTGCTGAACTGCGCCGCGTCATGAAGCCTGGCCGGAATGTCAGCTTTCATTGCATGGACATGCCCAGCAGCAAAGAGCGCGACGGGGTGATCGGGCTGAAAGACTTTCCGGGCGAGTTGCTGCGTGCATTTCAGCGTCACGGATTCATTTTTCACGCCAAGGTAACGATCTGGAAAGACCCGGTAACGGCCATGCAGCGTACCAAGGCGCTGGGCCTGTTGCACAAAAGCGTGCGCGAAAACGCCGCCATGTGCCGGATGGGCATCCCTGACTACCTCATTACCGTCCGCGCCCCTGGCGAACAACAGGATCGCGTCACGCATGGATCAGAGTTTCCTGTCGATCTTTGGCAGAAGGTTGCTAGCCCGGTATGGATGGACATCAACCCAAGCGACACGCTGCAATTTCGCAGCGCCCGTGAACACGACGACGAGCGCCACATTTGCCCTTTGCAGCTTGATGTGATCCGCCGTGGCGTGATGCTCTGGACAAACCCCGGAGACATTGTGCTGAGCCCGTTCATGGGAATTGGAAGCGAGGGCTATGTGGCCATTGAAATGGGGAGGCGATTTGTCGGCGCTGAACTTAAGGCCACGTACTACGCGCAGGCGGTTGCCAATCTGGCCGCCGTCACCGAAAAAACAGAAGACATGTTCGCAGCATGAACCAGTCAAAACTTCAATCCATGAACGAATCTCTGGTCAACGTCGCACTCGGGATGATCATCAGCATGGCGTTGCAGATTGTGGTTTTCCCTGCCTTTGGCCACGCCTTCACGCTGGCGCAGAACGTCGGAATCACCATCATCTTTACCGTTGCCAGCATCCTGCGCAGCTATGTTGTGCGGCGCTGGTTCAATGCCGCGCTTCATCGCGCCGTGGGCGGGTGACGGCGGGGGGTGCATGAATGTGGCTCTACATACCATCGAGTGCTTTGCCGGCGTCGGGATGCTCGGCATCGGACTGCACGCCGGGCTCCGACACATGGGCATCGAGACTCGCACCGTCTGTTACGTTGAGCGGGAGGCTTTCGCCGCCAGCGTCATGGCGGCGCGCATGGCCGAAGGCGCCCTGGATGACGCGCCTGTCTGGACCGACGTTACCAGCTTCGACGCTACAGCATGGCGTGGATCAGTGGATTGCGTCATTGGCGGCTTCCCGTGCCAAGACTTGTCCCTTGCAGGCCGCCGCGCAGGGCTGGACGGAAAGCGCAGCGGGCTCTTCTTCGACCTCCTGCGCATTGCCGAAGATAGCGGTGCGCGATACCTCTTTCTGGAGAACGTCGCAGGCATCGCTTCTGCCACCGCCACCGTTGTGGACGAAGCCGAAGGCGAACTCGAAGAGCGCGCAGCCGCCCGAGTCCTGGGAGAACTGGCCGACCGCGGGTGGAACGCGGAATGGCTCACTCTTTCAGCGTCCGACGTGGGCGCCAGCCATGGGCGGGCGCGATGGTTTTGCTTGGCGTGGAGATGCCTGGACAACTCCCCAGGCACACGATGTGACGGAGCGCGGCAGTGGCCAGCAACCGACGACAAAGGCGGGAAATGCTTGTTTGGCGCGGGATGCTCGGACTTGGGCAACACCGAATGCTCACGACGGCCGACGGCCGGGAGCGGACATGCTATCCACGCAGGGCGCGAACTTGAGCCGGGATGCTGCGATGTGGCTCACTCCCAACGTGCCGAACGGAGGCCGGTCAGTGTCTGCGGAACTGGTGGCGAGCAAGGGCACGACGGCGGACGGCGAGAAGCGCACGGTGGGCCTGGAATCTCAGACGAAGTATTGGGCCACACCCCGAGCCAACGATGCGGAGAAACGCGGGAATGTGGCGCACCGGCCGGAAATGCCGGATCTGGTGGGCCAGTCGCAGGCATGGCCGACCCCGAGGGGGACGGATGGGACGAAGGGCGGGCCGAACCAGGCGGGATCGAAGGGCGACCTGATGCTTCCGAGTGCTGCGGCGCAGTGGCCGACGCCGAATGTATGCAGCCCGAACAGCATGAGGGGACATGCGCAAGACCCGGCGAAACGCAGGGCACAGGGGCATCAGGTGAATCAGGTGAATCTGCAGGATGTGGCGGCCTATTGGCCCACACCAGCAGCCCGCGACAGCAAAGGCCCGAATTCGGAACAACACGCGACGGTAACAGGGGGGGGCAGGAAACACATGGATCAGTTAGCCAACTTCGTGGCACACACGCCATTGGACTATTTGCCCCCGGCCCAGCCGACGAACGATGGACCGGAATCCTCGCCAGCGCCCCGTGGCTCGCCCCCGCCATCGACAAAGAGACTGAATCCCTACTTCACCGAACACCTGATGGGCTGGCCCGCGGGCTGGACTTCAGCCACCGCGCTGCCCGCCTCAAGTGCTGCGGAAATGGCGTCGTACCGCTGCAGGCTGCGGCAGCAGTTGTCGTGCTTGTTCGCAGAATGATGGAGGCCGCATGAAATCCACCCACCGCACCCAGGCCAAAGCCAAACGCAGCCAGCACACGCACTACGTCATGACGTATGGCCTGCTCGATACGCTATTTGCATCGCCCGATGCGCCCATGCCCGCCGAAAAGCGCCGGCACCAGTTGACCCGGATGTATGGCGGCCTGCGCGCCATGGAAACCGCGCCAGCGCCCACGAGGGACGATTGGCGCGTCGTGAGCGATGCGGTCAACCTGATGGAAACGCTGGTCAAAGACATGCGCCTGTGCGAAGACAGCAGCGGCCTTCTGGACGATGCCGTCAAGGCCCTGGCCATTGCCGGTGCGCGCCACGTTGAAACCGGCGCAGCCATCCGCTTGGACGGCGCCGGCATCCATGCCGTGCGCTCGGTGCTGGAGGATTACGCCGACATGCTGGAAACCCTGAGCGAGCGCACCATGACCGAATGCCACCGACTGACCGAGCGCCGTGGCCATGAAATCCTGCGCGGCGTGCGCCAGCCGCATGATGTGGTGGTGACTGCGATATGACCACTATCACAATCGAACGCGCATTGCTGGAGCAAATCATTCAAAAATTTGAATACTGTGGCTGCGAAGTCTGCACGAGACAGTCAATAGAAGCGATCCGCGCCGCCCTTGCAGCGCCAGCAGTTGCGCCAGCCCAGCTAGAGCGCAAGCCGATGACAAAAGGGCAGCGAGAGCAAGTTGCAAGGCGAGCAGAAGCTGCGATGAACGGAAACGTCAATCTTTCGTGGCGTGATGCCCTTATATCTGAAACCGAAGCATTCCACGACATCAAGGAGACACCATGAGAAATTCAAGACAAAGCATGTCGGGGCTGCTTGCTGTCGCTGGTCTGATGATAGCCGCAGGAGCAACGCCAATAGCCACAGGCATGGCGACCAATCAAGTTGGCCGACAGCCGCCCAAGCCGCGTCCTTACCGACCTGTCATGAAGACCGCGAAGGACCGTGAGATTGCAGAATGGAACGCTGCCGTAGAAGCAAAGCGGCAAGCAAAGAAAGGACGGAAGCCATGAACCAGCGCAATGACACAAGCAGAGCAATGACACAGAAGCAGCGCGAAGCGATCATGCGGCTGCTGCCGTCCACCGTAGGCAAGATGGCAACCGCACTCGGCTTGCCAACGAGGTCGGTGTGGAAGCGCCTGAAAACACTGGAGGAGCAGAAGGCCGCGCAGGTTATCGCACAAGGACGCGGCAAGGTGCAAATATGGGGCTACTGGACCGGCGTGCCCTACGTGCATCAACGGGCTAATCCGCTGCCGATCCCCAAGTCACGGATGCTTTGGAATCACTTGACAACGGCATGACCGCAGACTGCCGCGCAACACTCAGCTCCGCCACGAAGGAGACACCATGACCACCATCACCATTGACCGCGAATTGCTGGAACAGGCGCTTGTCGCTCTGAGCGCCCCGAATCACTGCGTATTCAGTGAGCCTCCGATTTGTGTTGATATCCGCGCCGCACTGGCAGCGCCAGCCCATCAAGAGCAACTAAAGCCCGGAGAGTGCTGGCCAGAGCGCATCATGACGCAGTGGGACGAAATGCGTGATTTGATTGCTGAAGGCGATAAGTCTTCGCGGCCAAGGGATTGGTTTGAAAGTCTTGCTGAGATGCGCTTAATAGATGCGCCAGCAGCTGAGCCAGCATGGCACGACGCGCCGACTTGTGCTGGCGTCTGGATTTGCGATGAAGGTGACATTTGCTACACATGGACAGCCAACAACATCGAAATACTAGATCAGTTTGATCCGGGAGAAGGATTGCGCTGGTACGGCCCGATTCCACCTGATGGAGATAAACCATGAAACCCGTTCTATATCGTTACAAGGATTCTGAGAGCGTCATCAAGCACATGGACGGCTACACCCCCGGCGAAGGCTGGGAGCCGCTTTACTCGCATGATCAGGTTGACCAACTTCAGGCGCAGTTGGTGCGCCAGCAAAAGAGCTACGAAGCCGAGATAAAGGTCGAGATTGATTCCGCGCTGGAGAGGGCTGCTGTCGCCTGCGAAGTCATCGAAAATGAAAGATGGGCGCTCTACAAAGGCAGACCACCGTACACCGGAACAGAGCCGGGCCGGGCTGACAACTACGTGCAGG